CTAGTTCAATTACACGTACAGGAAAGCATGAGCCTTTTCACTTACACGTTTCAAGGAATCAGATTCCTTTTCACGAAGCATTATATAAGTTTGGATATAATCCAGATATTAACGGAACAGAAGAAACTGTTTGGTCACAGGGTGGTATTTATTCCTACCCTACTACTGCTGCTCAATTGTATGTAAGTTCTAGTAGTACGGCAGATACAAATGGTGGAACAGGTGCTAACTCTGTAAAGATTATTGGTCTTGATGCTGACTATAATGAAGTAGAAGAAGATATTACTCTTACAGGACAGACACAAAAGATTACACAGACATCTTGGATTCGTGTGTACCGTATGTATATTACTCTTGCTGGTTCAGGTGGGGCAGCAGCAGGAACTATTTATCTTGCCAATACAGGAGAAACTGAAGGTGTACCTACTGGTACTGTCTATGCTTCTATTCTTTTAGGGGCAGGACAAACAGAGATGGCTGTATATACAGTACCTGCAGGATATACTCTTTACTTAGATGATATTAACTTTACAGCTGCTGTTTCACTGGCAAACTCTTATGTACAAGTTAGGTTTTTACAACGTGACTTTGGAACAAATGTATTTCGTGAACAAACAAGAGTTGTATTACAATCTAATACTTACATTTTTAAGTTTGAATATCCATTACGTATTCCAGAAAAAACAGACTTAGAAGTAAGGGCAATAAGTGAAGGTAGTAATAATAATCCAGTGTCTGCAACGTGGCAGGGTATATTAGTTAAGAATGAAATACCACCAGTATGATTGGTATAGTTTATAGTTATTTAATGAAGGGGCATGATTATGTGGACTGCATTAGTAGGACCAATTGCAGATTTAGCAGGTACTTGGCTAAATGGAAAAGTAGAAAAACAAAAGGCTAAGAATGAAGTAGCTGTTGCAACTGCCAAAGCAGAAGCAACTGTTATGCAGAAGAAAGCTACTGGTGAGATTGATTGGGATCTAAAGATGGCTGATGCTTCTGCATCTAGCTGGAAAGATGAGTGGCTTACTATTATTTTTTCTGTGCCGCTTGTCCTTAGTTTCTGTGGTGATTGGGGAAGGGGCGTTGTATCAGATGGCTTTGAAGCATTAGCAACAATGCCTGAATGGTATCAGTATACACTAGGTGTCATTGTCGCTGCTAGTTTCGGTGTCCGTAGTGCTACTAAATTCTTCGGTAAAAAGTAATTCATCATATGGACTTAACTCGTCAAAGTCTTCAGGTTCGTCTAATGGATCAGGTATAAACTCAGCAGGGAATGCTTGTTCCATTAGACTAAACATCTTATCAAAGCCTACCACATTCATTAATTTTGTTATCTCTAACTCAAGAGAATCTTCAGATATATCTTCACTATCAGAATTATTACCACGTACACGTGACAGAAGTTCTAGTGCTTTAAGTGCAGTAGTACCATGTCCTGCATTACGTGCTGTTTCATACTGCTTTTCAATCTCAGAGATAACATCAATGTCTGTTGATATTTCATTAGCAAGTTCTTCAATACGTTCTTGAACTTCAGTTTCTTTTAAAAGCCTATATCCCTGATTGTATGCAGACGCTTCTTTATATCCTGCATCCTTCGCTGCCTTTGTAGCATTACGATGCAGGATATAGTTTTGACAGAACTGTTCTTTTCTTTCTTTATCTAATTTAGGCAACTAACAACTCCGTGTAATGTTTTTCTTTTCCACGTTTAGATCCTTGCCATACAGCAGAACATAATGTGTCGTCACCGTGGAATGTTATACCCATGTCCATTTCCATGTTATCAAATAACTTTTCGCAGTCCTGTGCCATGGCAAGTAGTTCACCAGTAGTCCAAAACTTTTGACCATCAATCTCTACCTGCATGTATTTATTTTTATTTGGCTCTGTATCGGTAGATTGTTTTTTCTTTTCTTCTGTCATATCACCTTCAATAGAACAATCAAAACCAAACAGTTCAAAGTTTCTAAACCCTAGTGTATGAGCAATAGCAATAGTTCTCATTGCTGCACATGTACCACCAGTAATAAGTGTTGAGCCTTCTTCAATACCAGTTTCTTTATCAACTACAACTTTATCTTTTATATTCATATCACGTAAAGCATCTGAGTATGCTTGCCATCCCTTTACTTTTGCTTTCTTTTTAAGAAGATGATTAGTAACTGATGGGTCTGTCATAGATGCTACAAGGAATATAGTTTCTTTGTCTATTTTTTTAAACAGATCCTTACGTAATACACCATGTGTACTTGTGCCATCAATAGGTCTAGGATCTAGAATGACACATGAGAATGGTTGAATACCCTGCTCAAGTAACTTAGGATAACTGTGTTTAACACAGAATACTTTATTATTTGTTGCTTTGATTCGTTCTTTTAATAGATCAAAGTCTATTGAGTGACCACCAGAAACAATAATTGCTGTCTCATTATTAATCTTGCTTGTTTGAATCCAGTCAAAATCTTTAATAAGTTTTTTATTTTCTTTTACATTATTAATTATCTCTTCTTTAGGACGTGAATCTCTTGGTGTAACAACAATAGGTACACGTGTTAAATCATCTGGTAATTTTTCTACACCTTTCTTGTTGGCTACAAAACAAAGATGTGTAATGCCACCACCAAGAACACCGTCAGAACTAGGCAGTACCACCTTTGCATAGGCTTCAATCTCCTTCACTAGTTTGTTTACTCCTAAATTATCTTCATGAGGAAGATTACCAGCAGCATCCTTTGAAAAATAATCATCAAGAACAGTAACAGGAATATGCTTTAGTAAGTCATAATCATTCTTTACTGTTTCATATGAATGACCGCCATCAATATATGCAAAGTCTGCATCTTTAATTCCTTCACATTCCTTCAAGGTTTTCTTTGTATCACCTTTGTATAATTCAAAAGTAAATATTTTATTTGTTTTTTGCATTGCTGCAGAAAAATTACCAAGCCTTTTATCAACAGCTTCTAACATGTTGTGTGCCTTGGTATTCATTTCATATTTATCAGACTCTTCTGTAGCTTCCTCAAATAGATCAAAGCCAATGTAATGTACATGATCAGTATGTTCAAAAGCAGCAAGAGCCATCTCAATAGCACGTCCACCATTCCATGTACCAGTCTCAACAATCTTAGTAGGTTTATAAAATTTTACCATATCTGCTAATTGTTTATAACGTCTTGGACCTTTTATATCAGGTGCTACTTCCATACTATTAGCTTTCTTTTTTAGATTACCTTTAAAGTGTGTAAAGTATTCTGCAAGAAGCGATTGATCAAATGCTTTTAATCCTGTAGCATGTTCAGATAGATTATGCACAAGCATACCATGTGCCTTATAAATGTTTAGAAGACGTTCAAAGATAAATCCATCATGCCATTCACGATAAGCAACAGTTTCACCTATAGTATAAGCACCACGTAAATCAGCAAGAAGACTACATGTGTTGTGCTGTGAAAGGTTGAAACCCATAAAACTAGTTTCGCTATAGTCTACATCCTTACGTCCAAGATGTACAAGATCAACCTGATCTGGTAACCATCTTTTTACACTATGCTTCTTCAAAAGTTTATGTGTAACTGTATCTGCATCAAGCCAGATTAACCAATTACTTTCGTCATAAACATCTTCCATCATTTCAAATGCAAGTTCAGTCATTGCATAAACCTTATGACACCACTTGATAGCATCAAGCCGCCAGTTGTACTGCATCTGACCACCTTCAGTACCGTCATGCTTCTTCATACGTTCACGATACTGAAGCATCTCTGTAACATCATTTAGGTTTCGATATTCAATAGCGTCACTCTGCGGTGGATTAAGACTATCAATATCAAAGTCATGATAGTATGCCACAAGTTTAAAATGTTTTGGATTCCACTTATCTACTACACTTTCAAGCATAGTTTTAGCATACTCATGATAACCACTTTCGCTAAAGGATGTTACGAATGTATACATTAAAATATATCTCCCATTACTTTATCCATAAAAACTTTTGAATGCATAGTCTGCCACTCACCTGCATAGTCTGCATCTGATTGTCGTTTAGGTTGCCAGTCAGTAAACCAAGGACCACCTGTAGTAAAGTGGACATTTTTAGGATTTACATGTTCAGGTGACCAGCCATCTAACCAGTTCCATTCTTCTTTGATACCGCCTATTTCCTCATCCTCTAACCAACTAAATCCATGTAACCATGATCCTGATTTTGTATTTACATCGTCAACAGTTAGGTTTAGATTAGATGGGTGAGAACAATTCCACAGCACAAAACTTGACCAGTTCTTTCTGTTATATTTCTGTTGGATCTGTCCATCCATTTTTAATCCTGTATCAGGATTGTAGTTATGCTTTACACACTGTACTGCATACTGTTCATTGCGTCCATACTCTTCAAAGATTTCTCCAATATCAGATCTAACAAACATATCACTGTCCATAAACAATGCAAGTCCATCATACTGATTCAGAGCAGGAATAAGAAAACGTGTGAAGGTAAACTCTGTGCTGAATGGTCTACCATCAAACACATCAACCATTACACGGTTGCCGTCAATGCTATCAAGCCTAGCAGACCGCCTATACAGACCTGCTCTACGTAATGCAGATTGCATAATAGGTATAATGTCATACTTTTTATTGTATAACATAATTGAGTGGCGTAAGATCTCATAAGCATTCTCCTCTTTTGGATCAAACCCAATATAAATTGTTGGTCTTTTTTTACTAAACATAATTATATTTTACTCCTTTTTATTTCGGATGTCAAGCAAAAGTTTTTCAATAGGTATAAGTTCACTCTGCTGTGCGACATAAGATTTCTTTTTAAAGTTAGGTGGAAGAATATATCTTTCAGGTACAATTAAATCTTTAGCATACATACCGCCTATAATATTGTAACTTCCTTTTTCACCAATGGTTAAAATATAAACATCTATGTTATCGTTTTTATATGGTACAACCATCCTTCCATTTTTATGTCTTGTACTTTTAATATCTATTGTTTTACCACAATATTTTATATCACCTAAATCTGTACCATCATCCAGAGATACCTTATCAAAAACAAAAGTACTGAAAGGATATAAATTTAAATACTTAGATACACACATTTCAGAATATACCATTTCATTTGTTCTATATTCCTGAGTTAGGCTTGTGTCTATGGCTCTTTTGTTTTTAGAGTTTCCATAAAAATCTTGTATGCCTTTAGATATTGCATTGGCTATGTGCATTTCAGTTGGTGATAATTCTACATGAACCATTACTTTAAATCCAATTCTAACTGTTTTTCATTTCTATCTTTTTGAACCTTTGTATATGCAAGTTTAGAAATAGCATAACGCTCTACGCCAATGTCTTTAAGTGTCCTATCATCAAGAGATTGTAGATGTCTAATAATTTTTCTTGTTTTTCTCCAGTCTATTAGATACCTAATAAATCTAGTTAGATAATTTTCCATTACTATCTTTGTCATTTTTATTATCTCCTTTCCTAATAAAATTTGGAATGCCCTATACCTACCGTTATCCAGTAAGCATTTGATATATCGCCCTATGCCGGCATCCAACATAGGGATAGTTGCCTTTCTCTAAGTGCAGGTTAATTCCTGCTCAGATATATAGTTAAGCAACGCCCTGATATATCCTAACGCCACCTGTCGTGATGACGATTAGATAGGGCTTCCACCTAATCCCACATCGCTTTAACGTCTGCGTGTCCAAGACGGTTCACCTACTTATTATGCTGCTGTTAAGTCAACAACTTCACAGACACCTGCTGTGCAAGCCAACTCTCTGCCACCTGATGTAGTGTCTTCCTTTTCAAACTCAGGTAACTTACTCCAGTCTACACTGTCTGGCATCTTTGTCAAGAACTCTTTGTATTGTTCTTCATCAATGTCCTGATATGGTGCTTGTTGGTATGTATGTTCACTGAATGGTAGGAAGCTAATACCTGATACTTCATCAAAGTGTTTATACACCCATGCTCCTACATCCATCCACTCATGTTCCTTTACAGAAATAGTAACAGATGGTTTGTGTTCACACCAATGACGCTGATACAGTAGCCATAACTCAAGTTGTTCAATCGCTGTCATGCCAGTGCGTGTAATAGCGGTATCTGGTGACTTCATTGGAAAGCTAAACACTGTCGTGCTATCAGGCTTCATAACATCTGGCTCTGCTGGTATACCCTGTGCTGTAAGGAACTGTGTTAATGGATCTTTATTGTCACCACGAACAGTACGAATATAGTAAGGGTTATGCCGAGCATGAATGCCTGATGCACTGTCAACTAATTGACTAACTGTACCACTAGGCTTAACACATGTAATAGCTGTAGACTGATTAATGCTTAACTTATTAGCAATATCTTTGTTTGTATCTACTGCTACATCACGTAATGATTCTAATGTAGAAGCAATGTTGCTACCTAGATGATCAGACCTACCTGACAGAAGCATGTTATCCATGATACCTGTTAGTGACACACCTAGTAAACGCTCTTCCTCTGTGTTGTTCTGCCAAATCTTACGGATGTATTTAAAGTCTGTCAGCGTTGATTGGAACGTGCCTAGTATGGTTGCTAGTCTAACCTTATTAGACAGGCTCTGTTGTGTGTCTGAGGCTCTTACAACTACTTCTGAGAGATTACAGAACTGGTATGGGCGTAGGATAATCTCAGAGCAAGGGTTACAACCGAAGTCATGTTCAGCATCACGTCTACCATTCTTAGCTGCTTGCTTCTTAGCTGACTGACGATTGAAGATACCACGTTCACCTGACTTACTGTCGTACAGTGACATCCATTCACGCATGAATGTACCCATCTGTGGCTTCTCTTTGTATGCCACACTGTTGTTAGCCAAGGCTCGTTGCCCTTCATTCTCCCACCATTGTCCTGCTTTAGCGTGTGCCATCTGGTCATCGTTAAGATTAGACAGACTGATAAGGGCAGAACGTCTTACGCCACCAACAACCACGACTTCACCTATCTTACACATGATGTCGTGACATTCTATAGGATAAAGTCTACGTCCTGCAGCACCCTTGAACTTCTCAATGCAAAAGTTAAACAGATCAACAAGCGGTTGTGGACCTGACGCTCTACCACCAAATGTCTTCAGCCTTGCACCTGCTGGTCTTACTTCTGATACATCCCACTTAGGAATTTGTCCAGTGTACAACATAGCAATAAGTTCTTTCAGAGACTTAGCCCATCCTGGGCGACTATCACCTACCTTGATTACTGTTTCTGTATTATGAAACTCTTCGCTAACTAATGGTAGTTTATCTACATGATGTCGTTCAACACTAAATCCTACACCTGTACCACACATAAGTATGTACATGGTTTCGTCAAACGCACGTGTGTTGTCGATAGGTAAGTAAGAACAATTATATCCACCAACATGACAACGGTCAAGAGCAGGTCCTGATGTCATAAGAGATCTCATGCTTGGCATTATGTCCTGATTAAGAACAGCTTCTTCTAGTTCTTTACGTAATTTTGGTTCGACTTTATAACTGTGTTTATCACGTAAGTGATTAGTAATGTAGTCGAAATAGCGAGATACAGTTTCTTCCCATGTTTCTCTACGTTGTTCGTCTTCTTTCCATCTCGCATAACGTGATAGAGCAATAAAATTCTGATAATCTGTTGGTAAATAATTGTTCATTTTCCTGCTTCCTTTCTTTAGAAAAAACGAATCTACATTCTATCACGATTGAATTAAGATTACAATAATTAATGTCCAAGAACTGCGTTAATTCTTTTTCTTACATATTCTACTTCACCAGATTTTAAAACCTTAAAAGCAAATTCCCTCATGTAAGAAGGATCAACACCTGCTAAGTCACATACATCTGTAAAGTCTTGGGCAGTTACACCAATAGATGCAAAGAACCAAGACACTGCACGATCACGTTCTATAACTGACGTGGTAGGTTCGCCATCGTATGTTGGTTTAGTTGCATCTAATAGTGCCTGAAGAAGGACACACAGAAAGAGAGTTCTTTCTGGTGACCTAGATTCCATTAGTTCACTTTCTATTTTTATTATGTCTTTTTCTAACACTGAACCATTCCTTTGGTATTCCTTCTCCAGTTTTGCAGTATAGAAATCCATGCTTGTCACACCAATCTCCATAGGTCATCTTACCACCCTTGTATAGTTTTCTATTTGGGTTATCAAATACAAATCTAATATCATATTTATCGCCATGTTGGTCACGTATGAATAGATGTTTCTTTCTATCTTCTAACAT